CGACCAAAGCAAAGTGAACTCCTCACCGAAACCGGACGCTCTACATGTCAAATCCCTATATTTTAATTTTCAAAAAACATTTTATCGACTTACGTCGATTCTTATATTGGGGGCTGGTCGCCCCCATTCCCCCACTTAATCCTGGTATTTAAGAAGACGAGCCCCGATGTTGTAATACGCATTACTAGATGCATTGTAAATACACCAACACCACAAGCCGGCATCAGTATTATTATTATAAACGCCGCCGACCAAAGCAATTCTATTCCCAGTATTTTGATAATAATAATCAGTCATATAAGTAGAACTTGCACCTCCAACTTCTGTTGTTAATGCAAATAAAGGATTTTCTTTATCATATCCAAGTGACATCGCATACCCATTTGTGTTTGAATTTGCATATCCTAACTCCTTATATGGAGCTGCAAAAGTATCAGATACATATTCACTTGGATTAGTACATACATAAGACTGATTTTCTTTTATATTAATACCATCAACAAATTGCCATATATTACCGAATATATTCTCGATTCCACGATATATTATAGCATGTTTACTATCATTATTCAAGCATCCTGATTTCATTCCTAAACTATCACATTGCCCTGATTTTTGTCCTGTCGTCCATAAAACGTTATTTAAAGCAATATTTACTGGATCTCCATCAAAGGTTATTGCGGTACCTGTTATTCCACCACTATTGTAAGCCTCTTTGCTTAAAATTGTTCTATTTTTTGCTACACTCCAATTCCATGCTGAACTTGTACCTATGCTCACTTGCTGACCTACAATAAAACTATTAGCAGCACTTGTATTAATAATAATTCTATTTGTATTGTTCTCTGCAACTAATGCCTTATCAGCATCACTAACTCTACATCCTACAATACCATTACCAAGTTTACTTTGTGAGTTATAATCAGCATATTCTACTAAATATAGCATTTGCAATAAGAAATAATGATAATCCATTTGACACCATTTATCACCTTTTGCTTTTGCCAAAGATCTAAATGCTGCAATATTTCTTAGTACCTCTGGAACTTGACCAGTAACACTATGTAACGATGTTCCATCATAACTTGCATCATATCTTCCAACAAAGAATTCTGGACTTTTAATATAATCTGCTAAATGGTGTCTTGAAATGTTGATATATTCGTATCCATCTTTTACATAACGTTTCCAATAAAACTCTGGAATTCGTGTCATTACCTCGCCATTATTACCTGTAAAATCAAAGGTTGGATCACCAATAAATGCTTTGACCTCATTTGTGCTTGGATCTACATTACAAGTAATTATATCTGACCATGGATAAATATTATCAAAGTCATTAACTACTGCATCGCCATTTTTAGTAGCATTTGCTATTTTACCAATTCCACTTCCTGTTCTTTCCCAGGCACTTGAACTATTTTGATTGACTCTACGTCTTACACCATAATATACATAATTTTCTAATTCGTCGATATTAGTAATTTCTGTTGAGCCATCTTCGCCCTTTGGTATTTTGAAGTTTAATCTTGCTTTATGAGCTGTTCCTACGTTTGTTACTGTGGCTTTTTGACCTGCTGCAACTGTTTCTACTGTCCCAACCTCAATCGTTCCAGCATCGCCAGCTTTTGCCATCAATTGCCATACTGTGTCATCTGTTCCGGGCTCTATATTTGTATTATCCTTTAAAGCCGTGTAAGAATTACCATTATGAGATACTACATCGATTCTGCTAGAGTTATTATGATACTTTGTTGTGTTGTTCCAAGTACCCGCAACATAAAAACTTGTACCTTTATAAAACTCTATATCGTCGAATGATAAATTAAGATCTTCCATTTACTCCACCTCATCTTTCGTATGGGTATATTCATTTGTTAAATGAAATTGCCCTGTAAATGTTTTCTTTAGTTTTTTCTTTTCTGCTACAACCTCAAAATCAAAACCATATATTTTATTCATTTCTAATTTGTCTGTATCGCCAGGCTCGAACTTTAAAACATACTTTTTGATTTCTTCTGAATACTCGATCCCATCACCAATTTTCTTTTGCAAGATAACATTACTTGAATTCGCATTTTCTTTTACTGTGAAATACAACTCCTCAATTTTTCCTACATAACCGGTAATAGTTATCGATAACGATTTATAATCGCCTCTAGGAAATTCTATAAGCATTTTCTATCCTCCTATACTTTTATCCAATTTAACCAGGACTTATTATTCATAGTTCTTACATAAATATCGTTAGATGTCCCATCAAAAAAGAATTGTTTGTTATACAATTCTCTTTCATCTGTTCCATTTCTCGATATATTAAGTAAATAACCAAATTCGCTATTATTTGGTGTATTATGACATTTTATACATGTTGCAAAATATGTTCTTGAAATACAACTATTTAGATCCTTTTGAGTTAACAGTTTAGAATCGGATTCAAACGTTCCATGAATACCAAATAATTCTTTTCTTATTTCAAATAATCCCTCACCCATTTTAATATCTCTTTTAATAAGTGTTTCACTATCACTTATTAATTTATCAGATGTGACAATTTCAAATTCATAATTATTATGATATGAAAAATCACTGCCAATTAAGAAATTGGATTGTGAAAAAGTTTTATCATTAACTGTTGGATTTAATTCTTTATATGCACTCCAAGTTCCATCTTTTATTCTAGTTCTATAACGAACTAATAATGTATTTAATAATTCACCAAATGATTTACTAAAATACTGCCCTGTATAAGTTAAATATACTTTTGACGATGTAGATGACTCTCTCTTAACTTTTACGTCTGTAAAGGCTAACTTAATGTAGTCTATCAATGTTTTAGAAACGTTTAGAGTCGTGGATAGTCCTCTACTATCTGTTACCACAATTGTAAACTTACCACTTTCAACCTTATTAAACGTTGCTGATGATGATGTAGAATTTTTACCATCATCACATTTTATAGAATAACTTTTGATAGATGATGAGTTTAATGCGGTCGCATTTATAGTAATTTTTGCATTACTATAATATTTAACAAGTTTATTTTCATTACCTGTTAAATTCTTCGTTTTTGCATTTGCATCAACTATTGATACTGATACACTAGGATTACTATTAACAACATAAGCATTAAATCTACAAGTTGATGTACCTATTAAAGTATCACCTGAATATGTATAGCATGTTATTGTTCCCCATCCACTTGTTGTATTTGGTATTTGTGAGAATAAAGATGTTGGTGTTTGCCATCCAACACTCGTGGCTCCCGTTTTATTAGCAATCGTTCCTGATTGATTACCAAACGAATAAGTAAGTGTATGAGTAAATGAACTTGAATTTCTATTAATATTTATTGTTGCTGCACTACCGATATTAAAATCAGTACATGATACTGATGATGTTCTTGGTATTCTATTTAATCCTGTTCCAAAACTACCACTAGGTTTAACGAATTGCCCCCAAGATGAATTAACTCCCCAAGACCATATAATATCTATCCATCTTGTACCATCTGAATTGTGATAAACATTAAATTCCTGATTGGTAATAAGCCAAATAGTTCCACCTCGGTAGTTAACTCCTGCTGAAAAATTATTTGTTCCTACACCACTAATTCCAATATAAGAACCAAAATCAGTCCATGCAATCGTATAATTTGTTCCTGGTGTTTGAACATACATTCCTAAACCGACTCTAGTGTAGTTATTGGCTATATCTTGATAGACTTGTTTATGATAAACATATAAATTAATGTTAAATCCACTACCATAGTTAGATCTACCGCTTTTGACTAATACTGCTGTCCCACCATTCACTATCTATCACCATCCTTGCCAATGTCCCATAATAACTTGTTCGTTATTTTCGATTTCTTTTTCAAATTTAATACCTAACATATCAAATTCTTCTGTAACTGCAAAAACGGGACTCTCGCCTCCGTCTTTATCATATTTAGCAACTAACTTGTCATAAGAATATAAATAAGATCCTTTGTTATTATATAAAGCATTGAATTCGTCTTGATCATTTGCAATTCTCATACCTTCATCTGTAATTTCAAACATAGTATTCTTTAATCGATTCATACCATTTTCAACCAATGATCTAATATTGATTGATAATGATTCACTTGTTGCAACTAGATCTAATTGTTGTTGCTTTAATAATTCCATATTTTCATTTAATATCTGCTTATCATGATTGAAATCAGATGCCTTAACACATGCTTGAATATTATTCTCATTTAATTCTATTGAAGCATTGATTCTTCCAAGCTCTGTTGCTAGTCCATTGATTCTTTGAACATCCATTGTTCCTGATGTGATTTTATCGGCTACTATTTGACCATCAATAGTTATTGCGGTCCCATAATCGCCGTTAATTCCCGTTTTAGAGTGAGCAAATCCATTTAAGTTCCATTGCCAAACATTACGTGCTGTTGATTCGTCTTCGGTATCCATTATTAAAATTCTATCTGGATAGATTCTAACATGTCCTCCAAATCCGTTATTAATCAAAGCCGTTGCTGCTTGTCTTGCTTGATCTAATAAACTAGACGTGCTCTTTTGAATCTCATAAGTAATACTTTGAGTTTGATTAGATACATAATCGGCTTTAGGATCACCAATTTCAAAAGATGTATATCTATTTAATAAGCAATCATATTCAACTGTAATAACACGAATTTTATATTCATATCCTAATGCTTGTACTGTAACAGTATCACCAAGTCTTACAGACTCAAAATTACTATATTTATACCTATATTCTTCTGTTTTAGATAGTTCTAGCCAATTGACTCTAACACTAATTGATGGCTTATCTATTTCCTGTTTAGTAAATAATTCATTGGCTGCATCTCTTAATTTTTGATAAGCCTGTTCTTCTGTCGTATCTTCATCCACCTTAATATCGCCAAATTCATATTTAGCAACAATTGGATTTCTATAAGTTTTAATCAATGGTGAATCGACATAATATTCTGGTAATAATAACTCGTTAGCACCCTGTGGGACTACACGAGTTATAACAGAGGTGAAATCAATTGATATTTCAATATCTTTGATATTTTTACCATGTTTGATATAAACACCTTTATCTTCGCCTCTTTGTTTATGATAGATAATTCTAAAATTATCTCTTTCAATTTCGCCACCCCATCTTTTAACAACACAGTTATCGGCTCCTAAAATAGCATCGACAATATTCTTACGAACATATCTTGCCGAATTATCTGGAATTAAATCACCAGTTACACTAAACTTTGTCGGAAACATTGCATTTTCTAAAAGCCAAGCAATAGCATTAACTCCTGTCTTTTTAGTTGGTGCAACGTCCATTAAAAAGTTTTCTGATAAATCATAAAATATATGCACCGCATATACATTTATCTTTGTTAAAGTAGGTTTTACTTTTTTGATTCTAAATAACTGATAACTGCTATCGTATGGTGCCTTGATAACGTTATCTACAACAAGATATTCAGCATTTTGCCCTTTTAAGGCATAATCAAAAGATAATTCAAAACTACCATTTAATGATTCTTTAATCTTAGGTGATGTTTTAAAGTCTGATAGAATACCAAGACCATTATTATTAAAATCATCACAATCATTTTTATAAATTCTTATCATAAATAAGTTTCCTGATATTTGATCTTAATATTTAATAAATTACCTGTAATTTGAAATTTATTAAGACCTGGAATTAATTCTGGAAAGTCGCCATTTGTTTTAGGAAGAGCATTTTCCTCACCCTCCATCACAACTTGTAACTCGGAATCAATCATAATAGTCGTTTTTAAATTTTTTATTTTAAATGTTTTTCCATTAATAGTTAAATCAATATCACCAGTACCTGTTAAATAGATAATTGGTAATGCCCTCGCATTGCCACCGATTCTAAACATAAATTCTTTATCTCGATAGATTAGAGTCTTTTTATCTCTACTCTTTTTAAATGGCTGAACTTCAAAATTTAAAATAAAGTTTCGCCAATATGTAGCAATTTGTGATAATTCAATATTATTTTTCAAAGTCACATCATATTCACGTTCTAACTCATTTGATAATACTAACTTGCCACTACCACTTAACCAGGATAAATCTTTATATACATCGTCCTCCATGTAACATTCAATGGCTTTTGTATAACTATCATAACAATCGTCTGTACTTGTTAAGGATCCACTCCTTCCAGGTAATGACTCAATTGTTATTCTTTTTCTTGGAATAACTATATCGGGGAAGCCACCGCAACCTATTCCATAGTCCCTTGAATCGTACATCTTACCATTCTTGATAAATATAAAATAATTCATTAAGCATTCCCCTTTCCATAGTTGATTTTCATTCTATAAAATTCTAATTCTTCTGATAAATCTTCAATATCTTGTTCTCTGTTATTATTAAAGTTTTCGATATTTAGATAAATTGGTGCAACTTGTCCTGGATCGTATGATGAGGTATCAGTAATATTATTAGTTGGTCTATTTGATTCATTAGAATAAGCATTATACATGCTTGTATCAAATTTCAAATCAGTAGATACACCCGAATGAATAGCATCATTTAATGAACTTGCAATTTGCTTTGTTTCTTCAATTAAATCTGGACTAGCCTTTTTTAATGAAGATGTTAATCCGCTGATCATATCTGGCATCCAACTTTCATATTCTCTCAATGGACCTTCATCTGGTCTTGAAAAGTGCAAGAAACTTTTGATTTTATTTGCAATACCACTAACTGCATCTTTAACTTTATTAGCCATAGATTTAATTCCATTTGCAAGACCACTAATCATATCTTTACCCCAATTTAGCATTTGACCTGGAACATTTTTAATACCATTTATTACAGTACTACCTATTTCTTTCGCTTTATTTGCTAATGATCCAAGCATATCACCTATTCCACTTATTAATTTGCCTAATAATTCTTTTCCTAAATTAAATATATTACTATACCATTTTTTAACACCATCTATCAATGATCCTATTATTTTAGGAATTGCTGCAAGCAATTGTGGAATCGCCTGTATTAATCCTGCTGCTAATTTTATAATAAGTACAATTCCTATTTCAATAATTTTAGGTAAATTATTGACTATTGCATTTATTAGCTTATCAATTATTATAGGAATTTTCTCTATTAAAATTGGAAGAGCCTGGATAAGCCCATCTGCTAAACCAATAATTAGTTGTATTCCTGCATCTATTATAAGATCAATGTTATCAAGTAAAGCCATTACTGCATCTATAAGTCCCTGGATAATAATAGGAATTAATGTAGGTAATTGCTCCCCAAGACATTGTGCTAGACCAGTGATTATTTGAATTATCGCCGTAATAAACCCTGGAAGATTATTCGCAATTATTGTAATTAATTGAGTGACGATAGTAACAATTGTATTTGATATACTTGTGGCATTAGTAGAAATATAAGTAATAATAGATGAAATTATAGTATTTATAGTTGTCATCAATTGTGGGATTAATTGAATGATTATTGGGCCTATTTGAGCCAACAATTCTGGTAATACGGTATTAATAAAAGATAAAACTAAATCACTAATACCTGTAATTATAGTGCTTACTCTTGGAAGAATATTATTCAATAGTCCTCCAACTCTCTCACCAGATTCATCTACTGTTCCAATTAATGAATCAATTAAATTATTTACTAATTGATCGAAATCGGCATTATCATCTGCAATTCCAGTAATTAAATTACTCCATGCTGATTTTGTTGCTGATGCAGATCCTGAAATAGTAAACATTGCTTCCTTTGCCGTTGTTCCTGTTATTCCTAATTCTCCCTGTATAACATGAATAGCATTATATACATCGCTTAAATTATTAATATCATATTTAACACCAGTTAGTTTCTCGGCATCAGAAAGCAAACGCTCCATTTCGGTTTTAGTTCCACCATACCCTAATTTCAAGTTATCTAACATAGTATAATTTTGTTTAGCAAATCCCTGGTAAGCATTTTGGATATTTTCTATTGATGTACCCATTTTACTAGCATTGTCGCTCATATCAGTAACTGCCATATCACCAACTTTTGCGGCTTCAATGGTATCGCCACCTAATGATTGAAGCAAACTTGCACTAAAACCTGTGATTGTTTCCATATATTGATTTGCATTAAATCCAGATGTTTTATATGCATTATTTGCATTTGCTACAACTAATTTTTGAGATTGTTCTAGTTTAGCATATTCCCCTCTTACATCATCGACTGATTTACCTACTAATTCGGCGTATTCTTCAATTGACTTTGCACCTTTAGCACCAAGCAAAGTTTCGACTCCACCGATTAGTTGCTCATAATCAGCATAACTTGTAAGAGCTTGCTTTCCTATATTTACAAACGTACTTCCAATAGATTTTGCAAGATTAACAATTTCCTTTAATCCCGATTTAATAAAGTCACTTAATAGATTGGCTTTAATTAGATCTTTAAAGGTTATTGATTTTTTTCCCGCATCTTCTTCGGCTTCTCCAAATTTCTCAACCTCTTTAGTTGCGGAATTAAGTTTCGATTCGTTATTATTTATTTCTGCTGATAAATTTTTAATTTCACTTTTTAGATTTTTTGCTTGAGTAGAGCCTTTTCCCTGTTCCAAAACGGTACTAATATATTGCCTTTTTAAACTTTCTAAACGACTTTTTTGGTCGCTTATAGTTGTTGTTAATGTCCCGTATGCAGAGTTTAATTCTCGACTTTTCCTTTCATTATCTTTTAAGGCTTCTTCCTGTTCTACTAAGGCTTTTTCTGTTTTATCAATAGCATTTGTTATCTTTTGATGTTCCAATTCCGCATCAGTAAGTTTATTTTTATACTTTGCTGCCTCTGCTGAATTTTCACCCATTATATTTTTAACTTTTTCGTATGCTACTCTAGTTTCTTCAACCTTTTGTCTTGATAATTCTTCTTGTTCTTTTAATGTCTGTAATTTATTTTTATAGTCATTAACAGTTGAACCAGAATTTTTTAAAACCTCGTTCTCAAGATTAAGTTCCTTTTTCATTGATGATAATGCGGTATTCATTTCTCTAATAGATTTAGTAAAACCATCATCGAGAATACTAAATTCCAATTCTACTCCGGTTTTTTTACTCGCCACAAAATCACCTCTCTTTCGGATTGTTTTCCCACTTATTAAATGTCATTTTGTTAAAATATACAGATTCTAAAAAGTTAATATCTTGATTCCAAAAGTCCTCACTAGGTATTTTCGCATTGAGCACATAAAGTGTATAAATATCCGCAATCGTACATATATCTAATGTCGCTGTAAGATATTTATCTTTCTTATTAGCGGTTACCTTTCTTAAAGACTTTTGGAATTTTAGTTTTTTGAATCAGCATTTAATCCTGTTAATTCTTTAAATAATGTCATATCTCTTTTGTAATCAAAAGGAATTGCATCTATAAAATCAAAATACGACATTTTATTAGTTGGATTAGTCCCTAAATAACCAACATAAATTAGTTGGACCATAACCTCATGCTCAAAGGTTTGCTTCTTAACTAATGCTTCCATTAAATCCTTTGAATTTTCATAATGATTTTGAAAATCAAATAAATTCTTATAAGTGATTTTTAGATTATTGATTATAGTGCCATCTTCTAATCTAATAGCCCTTTTAGGTAATTTTTCTGTTTCAACTTTTGGTGTTTCCGTTATTTCTTCTTTTGATATTTCTTTATTTTCAACATTTGTTTCTACGTTTTGAATTGGTGTTTCATTAACAACCGATTCTGTATTAGTAATGTTTTCTTGCATCTGAAATACCTCCTTTTAAAAAAAATAAGCCCTACATAATGTAGGGCTCTACTTACTACGCAGTTGGAGCTTTAACCATTGATGGTGTAAATTCTTCTAACCATTTATCACCAATTGATGTCTTATCAACTTCACTAGCACATGCTTCATAGTAGAATTCGTTATTTTCATCTTTATAAGCATTGAATTCTAATTCAACCTCTGCAACTTCCTCTGATGTATTATCAATAGTTTTTGCAAAACCAGTTGTGAATGCAATTTTTGGTAAACAAATATACTTTTCTTCATCAGTAAATAAATCAATTGCTTTAGTAGTTAAGCACATATCTGGTGTATTAGTTGTATCAGAAATACCATAAACACCTGGTTTTAATCCTTCATTGTTTAAGCCAAATACAGTTCTGGCAATTGCTAAAGGCATGTGAACTGAAATAGTACCTGTTAATTTAGTAATTTTCTTAACACTTTTTTGTTCTACTCCTTCACAATTTTTAACTATTGTTTTATATTCTGATGAAATTTCTAGTTTACCTGTGCATCCTAATTTTGTAGCCTTTTCTGTTGCTAAAGCACCGGTTTTACGATCGTATGATTTAACATGTGTTTCTGTGATTTTACATTCATCAAAAACTTGTAATGTATTACTTGCCATTGCTTAATCCCTCCTTAATTTTTCCTTCAAGCAATTTTGCTAATTCATCAACGATTGGCTCTCTTGCACTTTCTGCTCCTTCTTCAAAAAATAAGTTAGGTGCATTGTGTTTCGATGTACCTTCACCAAAAGCTGGGAAATATAAATACCCGAAAAATGGTGATCGTGATGTTTTAATTGCGAATCCTAAATTCATTTTAGTAAAAGTTAAACTTAACGAATACTTTGCATGAGTTCGAGGATAGCCTTTATATTTTTTGTTATTGTTGACACCTACTGGCATCCTTTCTGTTATTTTGTCAATGACAATATTAGCACCTTGATTATGTAAATAATCATTCATGATGCTCTCTGCAAGATCTGGAATCTTCATGATAGAATCAACTAATTTTTGAAGATCATCATCCTTTAATTTGAATATTGTTTCCATTAACTAATAAACACACTTTCTTTTTTTAGGACGTGCAAACCTTAAATTTAATGAATTAACTATATCGCCACCTGCAACTTTTTTTAATCTTCCATAATCACCATCGTCAAAGAAAAGACCTGTTTCTTCCAATGCGTCGATTATTGCTACTTCGTCAAAATCTTCTGTTTCATTAACAAAAACAAACTCTATTATTTGATGAAATATGTGTTTATCTTGTTTTCTCAAGCTATGAGGATAATAAACACAATATTTGTTGTAGCCTTTTAATTCATCTGGATCAGCATCATATTGAAATGGCTCGTATCCGATTTCTATTAACTTATTAACTATTTTTTCATCTGTCATAATGTCACCTTCTGTAAATAAAGATAATTACTAAATTTGTCACTATCTTCGCATAAATAACACTCATAGAATTCATTATTTAACTCAATAATATAATCTGTATTAAATGCAATTTTAGGTGTCTTTACTTTCATATCAAGCTTTTTACTTTTAGATTCTGCAAAGTCATAATCTTGCTGCCTTTTATATGCTAATTCATAATTTAATTTGCCTTTATAAGTTTTTTCATCACCGATTTTCTTTTTAGAAGCATTATATTTTGGTGTCAAAGAATAATATTTCAAAATACCATCGTTATACGTCTGGTGTTTTACCATAATCGTCAACGGCATGTGCTATTTGAAACCTCAATAGATCGTCCTGGAAATTATGATTAAATGCTTCAATACTATAATTTCTGGCGTATCTACAATATTCTTTTAATAATCTTTTTGCTTCTATATCGGTATTAAAATCGATGGCGGAATCACCACTAATAGTTTTAAGGTGATTCTGTCCATCGATTATATAATCTCTTATTGTAAGGTTAGTGTCCTCATCATCCCAAGTGATAGCCAAGTGTCTTTTGATTTCTTCAAAATATGGAAATTTCTCTTTTAGCGATTTTTCCATGATCTATCACCTCACATTTCATTAAACAGTTGGTGTTGTAATTTTAGAAATATCAAGATAGATGAATGATGTATTATCTAATGGCATACCTGTACCATATAATTTAGCAAGATATACAGTTTCATCTTCTAGGAAATGATATTCTTCTGATTTATCAATTTTGTTTTGTGAGCCTAAACCTAGGAAATATTTTTTACCAATACCGATAACTGCTTTACCTTTAGCAACTTCGCATGATTGTACAAATTCGATAGGGAATGGTAAATTGTTTACCCAACGTCCATCATCTGTACGATAATAAATTTTAGGTAATACTTTAGAATAATAATCGTATGGGTTAACGATAAATAAAGCACTTGCAACTTTTCTCTTACCATCATTAGTTAAATCAGCCATTAAACCACCTAATGTAACTAAATCTAAATCAGTAATTTCTTTTGCTGTTTTTTGTGGATATACACCTTCTACAACACTACCTTTTAGGTCTCTATCCATACCGATTGGCTTATCTTTACCATCACCTGTAACAATAGCATTTTCAAGACCAATTGATAATGATTCTAGTAAGAATCTTCTTACAAACATATCAAGATATGTAGGTCCAAGATCTAAATGTGCTTTAGCAACAGGAATATATGCTGATAACTTTTTAGCATCAGTTGTAATTTTCTTAAATGCTGATGCTAATTGTTTTTTGATTTGATCTGTTAAAGCACCCCACCATGCTGCTTCTACATCACCATTGCGAACAATGATTTCTGTAATACCTGTAACATTTTGGAAATTAATTTTTTGTAACAATTCATGATCATGTTCTAATTCATCGAACACACTATCAATAATTGTTCTTGGCATTTCAATATCAGTTAATGCTGATTTTGTTTTCATAGCATTTGCTAATGATTTATAATATTTTTCCTCGGCTGATGTTAATACTCTAACACCTCTTTTTGATAATATTTCTTTGTCATTACTTGCGATTGCTGATTCATATTCTGCCTTAACCTCATCTGCTAATACATTAAAATAACTTGTGATTTCATCCACGAATTCTTCGGCTTTTCCTTCTCTGATAGCATTTAATGCTTTACTTTTTAATTCATCTTTTGTAATAGTTTCTAAATCCTTGTTTTTCATTAAAATCCCTCCAATTACTTCAAATTAAAAAGTGATTTAATATCACTTTCCTCTTTGCTATTATTTTCAACTATTTTATTTGAAACAATTAAATTTGTTTCATTTACCACTTTTGATTTTTCTTTTGAATTTTTTACGATTCTTACTAGACTTGAAAGAGCATTTTGTTGAATCTCTTTGCTATCTTCTTTTAGCTCGATAATTTTATCACAGAAGCCTTTTTCTAATGCTTCTTGAGCGGTTAAATAAGTTTCCTCATCAAGTAAGTTTCGCAATTCTTCTTCTGTTATTTTTACTTTTGATAAATAACATTGAATTACCGCATCCATTATCTTATCCATATCAGAAGCAACTTTTCTTAATTCGTTAGCATTTCCGACACCAAGAGTCCAACAATTATGAATCATCATAAGAGTATTACTTGGCATGACAATTTCATCACCTGCCATTGCAATTATAGATGCTGCGGAAGCGGCAATGGCATCAACATACGTTACTATTTTTGATGTCTTGCTTTTTTCTCTTAACAAATTATAAATTGCTACACCTGTGAAAGTATCTCCACCTAACGAATTGATGTGCACGTTGATTGTTTTTGCATTTGTTTCGTCTAGTTTTTTACGAATATCATTTGCTGATACATCTTCATCCCACCAAGCAAAATCTACTATATCACCATAGATAAATAATTCTGCTTCTTCGGTTTCTTCGTTATCTATGAATTTCATAAATGTTTGTTTCATGCCTGTTCACCTTCTTTCTCATTTTCTTTGCTTAAATCTGCACTATAATTTTTAGTTATATAGTGTGTATTAGCCCATTCCTCATCTACCTGATCGAATTTTACAATTTTTCTTACCTCATTAGGACTATAACCATTCCTAATAAGTGCCTCTTGATTAGATGCCGTTTCTAATATGTCGATGTGTTTTAATGACGATGTATCAATTCTTAAACATGTTCCAGATAAATATGCATCTTTTCCATATAATTTACGATTGATTTCATCTTCAAACATATTTGATATTGGATCTAAACAAAAAGTTTGAAAACTCTCGATAGAACTTTTTAAATCTGCTAGATTTCCCATAAGTAAACCTTTTGGAATATTAAAAGCAATTCCTGTTATAGAAAATATTTCATCAATAAGTTTGTTAATTTCTTCACTATTAGTTGTCGATTTCAATTTATCTGATTCAATAAATTGGAATCCGTCTTCAACTGGCATTACTGCATTAGTAGAATCAAAATAACTCTTAAATTTATCGTGAATATATTGTCTTAACTTTTCTTGGTCATTAAACCTTTGCGAAAAAGCCGTTGATAATTTAACTTGACCTTTTATACCTCCCCTTTTACTATAATCTTTCATTGCATGAGATAATAGTTTTCCGTAAGAAGAATATAAACCGTCAATAAGTTCTGACACTTTACGATAATTTAATTTTGTATAAAATACCTCATTTTGAAAATATTTTTTTCTCATCGTTAATGTACCGATTTGAACATCAGTAAAATCATTAGGATATAACACTTTATCGCCTTTAATAAATGAATCTGCAACATAAAAATATCCATTAGCCTGGATAATTAAAACATCGTTGTTATAAACGAGGTTATATATTGCTTGATTCCAGAATTCCTGTGCATTTTGATTTGGATTAGGCTCAATATTAAATAAATAATAATTATCCTTCTTAATTTCTTTGTTTTTGTGATAAGTCTTAAATGTACTATTCGCTAAACCTTTAGAAATAAGATTGATTGCACTAAATATAGCCAATTCTTTATAATACACTTCAAGCAAAACATCTGAATCAAAGGTTTCGGATAAATCGGCGATTCCATCTTTGGTAAAAGCAAATTTTAACCAATTAAAAAATCCCATAAAATCCCACCTTTCCTAAAATGTTATTGCACCAAGTAATTCTGCTCCGCTTGTATCAAACGGAATTTCATTTTCAATACTAATTGCTGCAACAAGTGCCATGAAACCATCTGTTTTTCTTAATTTAGGCTCGATTTTTTTATAAGATTTATTACCTTTTTTATCAACATCAACATAGGTATTGTTGGTGTACCATCTCATCATCGGATCATCGCCATAAATTATTTTGTGATTAGCAAATATCTCATCAATTAGTGGGGCAACTTTGTTATGTGTAATGTAACCATTACCTATCAACACGAGTAGTCCGTCTGGATGTTCTTTGTCTTGCGGATAAATACCGTATTTATTAAATGTATCTTTTAATACATTATAACGGAATCTATCCATCGCAATTCTTTTAATTCCATATTTTTTTAGAGCATTTAAAAACCAACATACGACTAATTCCGGATCTATTGTATTTCCATTAGTAATCTCTGCTATGCCTTTATCAATTGCTAAATCAATATCGAACTTAATAGCCTTTAAATTAGGGCTTTTGCCACAAATAAAAGTATGATGTAACCAGATATATTTATTATCTTTCTTGAATAATAGTCCTACTGCACAAAAATCTCGTACCTCCGCATAGTCGATTCCACCGACTGCGGTATAATTCTCTAAATTTGGTATTTCTTGATTGGTAGCCTCTATATCTTCCCATTTAGCAACTGCGGTTGCTTCATCACGATGTGGTAAATTCATTCTTTTAGTCATGAATTCATTTCTTTCGTGAGGACGAATTTGCATTGATTGATATTTATCAAGCATTTCTTGTTTTAATTCTGGTAAATAGTTAATCGCTGGACATGGCTTTTCCCACATCTTTGGATTATCAACTTCTTCTGGATCATCTAGTTCACATACGAACGGGAACATTCTTGAATTCGGTATTGAGCCATCTAAAACACAAGCGGCTTCACCATCGTATGAATCTAAAACTCCATCTCTTACATTACCATCAGTCGTAATCATAAATGTACGACTATCTGGCTTCTTACCAAAACCTGATGTATGAACGTCAATATTCTTAAAACTTTCGTAAGCGTGAATCTCATCGAAAATTAAACAGCCTGGACGACCACCATCTTTAGTTTTTGGATTGGATGTATAGAATTTTAGCCTTGATCGTGTTTTTTTAAATGTGATTTTTTCCTTTGTATAAACAAATTTACTTGCTAATTTAGCATTGTGAGGATCATCAATTACATTGTAAACATCTTCAAAAGATGTCATTGCTTGTTCTTCACTATTTGCTATGATTTCAACATTATAACTCATAACATTATTGATATTTGAAATCAGAATAAAAGCAAGAGCGGATATTAAACCATTTTTTCCATTTCCACGTCCTAATTTAAGATAAAATTCTTTAAAAACCAATTTATTATCGGCTTTATAACGTAAAAAAATACATGCTAAGATGTATTTTTGGAACGGAAATAATTTAAAAAAATATTTTTCAATGGCTCTTATCGATTTTTCGATTTTCTCATCTTCAAAGTAAACATCTTCATTGAGTTTAGCCTTAACTAACTCAATATTTTGTCTGACTTTGTTGCAAACTATAATCTTACCAGATTCTACTAAATCAAAATATTCTTGTACATACTTATTACTACAACTCGTCATCATCATCACCATCATCTGGCGATTTTGTAAGCATCTTTGACGGCTTTAATCCAAGTGCATCAAGTAGTTTTAGCATTTGTGCATTCGTACGATTCATAAGATCAATACTAGGATTGCTCTTACGACCTTTTTGTCCACCGCCGTTGTCATATTCCAAAGATACACCTCTATCTTCGATGTCCTGGGCGAGTTTGCATTTGGTATCATACATCGTAATGTAATCTCTTAATAGATCCTCTGTGTAATCGTTATAATTATCAGCAAGTTCTAATTGCTCTTTTAAACTTTTATAGATTTTCCCTCTTGTACCGGATAATCTCTTTTTTGATTTTTTAGTTTCTTGAGCGGCTGCCATATACACCACCCCCCTTCACATGAATTTTTTTGAAATTCCTCCAAAGTCACTGCCCCCTCACGTTTACTTCACCCCCAAATTGATGGTGAATTTTTTGACCGGGGGGGATATATTTACCAACGTTCGACGTTAGTAAATTTCTTTGATACTTGATATTTAAACCTTTCGTGAATTTCATTGTGACATCTCGTGCATAAAGTAATTAAATTACTATTTACAAGTGCAAGTTCTGGAAAGTCTTTAAGTTCTTTCTTGTGGTGAACTTCTATCTTGACCTTCTTCCCTTTGCCATGTGGATTATTAGTTGTAACTCTACCCATTGACTTACATCGTTGACACTCATAGTTATCACGTCTTAATATTTCAAGACGTTTCTTTTTCCAAGCGGTTGTATGATAGAAACTATCATCTGTTATTCGTTTGGGACATTTGAATCATCAGCATTTGGATCTACATTACCATCAGCATTTGAATCTACATTACCATCAGCATTTGGATCTTCGTTTCCATCAGCATTTGGATCTACATTACCATTAGCATTTGGATCTTCGTTTCCATCAGCATTTGAATCTACATTACCATCAGCATTTGGATCTACATTACCATTAGCATTTGGATCTTCGGCAACATATACAACATAACCTAGTCTAACTAATTCATCAGCTCTGTCTTTATCTGTCTTATAAACAGTATCAACTGACATGAACTTTTTATTTTTTGTTTTGTCTAGGAAATTGTTGATTACTCTTACCTCTACCATTGAATCATCCTTTTTAGCTGGTGTATTCTTTGCATCTTTCTTACTCATAACTTTCGCACCACCTTTCAAAAAAAATTAAAAAAAAAGCATTGCTTAATTGGTGCAACACTCAAAACCTCTATAAGTTCCAAACTGTGAGTAAAGAACTAACAGATGTAAGCCATTTTATAATAATCTCACAATAACATTATAACACAAGTTTTGTAAGATTTTGTAAGATGTTTACTTTTTATTTTTTGTCCTCAATTCGTCTTGAATTTCGTCAATTTTACGGCGAATTCTCGATATTAAGTCGTAAGTGTATTCTCTCGAAAAGTTTACCCCCCTAGCGATATTTTTTACTTTTTCTTTGTCTACAAATTTACGTCTATAAATGTCATCCATAACATCATCGCTTGCTTTAAGTTTTCTTAAATCTTTTTTCATTCTTTTTTTACGAGTATTATATAAAGTCCTCTGTGCTTTGATAATATCTTCTAAATCAACTTTTTTAGCAATCAATGAAGCCATTTTATCAGAAAAACCACCTTTTCCTGTAATATCTGATTTCATCGATATTGTTGTTTTGACTAATTCTTCTTCTATCTGATCTAATTTTGATTGTGAATCTTCTAAATCTCTTTGTGATAAAATCATCAAATACCAACTTCTGTGGTATTTTTCATACATAAGCATCACCCCTTACTTTCTATAATTCATGTAAGTTATGATTACTATTTTGATATTTATTAAGCTTTTTTCTTTCTGATTAAAAATTCTTCATACGAATATCGATTTTCTACAATCGTATTTC